TGGAAATAGCAAAACTTATTACTGCCTCTTGGATTTATCAGTATTGGTCCAGAGTAAAGTTTCTAATGAAAACTTATATGGTATTAGCAGTAGTTATTCTATCCATAATAACATCTGTAGGTATATTTGGTTTTTTATCTAAAGCACATATAGAACAATCAGGACTAGCAGGTAATGCTGGTGCAGAAGTAACTCGTATAGAACAACTAATAGAACGAGAGCAGGGTAAAATACAAGTAGCAGAAGAACGTATAGAAAGAATAGAGGCAGGCGGAACATTAGACATAACAGAATCTATACGACAACAGGAAGAGATACGAGATACTGCATGGGATAGAGTCCAGGGTGATATAACATACGCCGAGAATCAAATTGAGTCTATTAGGGCTAATTTGAATACAGATATAGACCAAAAAGAGCAAGAACTAGCAGAATTAGACGCTATTGTGGAGTCTTATACAAGCCAAGGAACTACAGGTAATCTAATAAACAGAACAGATAATGTGGCAAAGGGTATAGAAGTTAGGGAGAGCCAAAGAGTAGATCGTGAGGCAATAGCAGATGAGATAGATGAACTAAGATCTTATGCTGAAACACAAATAGCAAGTTATCGTAACCAAATAGCAGAATATAGAGCTGATACACAAACAACAATAGACAATGCCAATGCTGAGATAAACCGTCTAAGGGACAATGAGACGTCTTCACAAGACGATAAAGACGAACAAATAGACAATATACAGTTAAAGATAGACGAATCATATAATAAAATAGATGAATATAATGTTACATTATTTGATAAACGTTCTATTGTCAGAGAACTAGAACAAGAAGTGGGTCCTATAAAGTATGTGGCACAATTAATATATGGAGATGACTCGGCTAACAGCATCGACTCTGCAGTCCTAATATTAATAATGATGCTTATATTTGTATTTGACCCACTTGCCATTGTTTTAGTTATAGCAGCTAATTTAAGTTTTAAAGAGAGATCAGGACAACTGATTACTCCTGTTAAACTAGATGATGATGTTGTAGACTTTAAACAAGAATTACCAGAAGAGCCTGTATTAGATAGGCAGACTACCATAGGAGAGCAGGTAGGCATGGATGATGATATACATATAGAACTTACAACAGATTCTCCTAAGGAAGAAGTGATAGGAGAAGATTGGGTATCAGATAAGTATGGCGAAGAGTCAGCAATGGACCCAAAGAAAGAAAAAAATTTACAATGGTTAATAGATAAAAAATTGAGGTTAAAAGAATAATGCCAAATAAAGACGACACAATACAAGAAATACAATACGAGTCACGACGTAATGAAGACGAGTGGCAGACAGCAGTAACAGAACATACAAGGTTAGGTTACTCTATGTTCAGAGTTCACAAAGCAGATGGCTCTGTAAGAGAGATTGTATGCACACTTAAAGAAGATTTGATTCCTACTACAACAGGACAAACTAAAGGCACAAAAGGCAACCTAGTAGTATATGATGTAGAGAACGAGGGCTGGCGAACAGTTAAATTTGATAGAGTTATCAAATGGAAAATGCTAGAATCCAAATTTGAATACAGAAAAGACAAGTGAGCTAAACCTACACGAGGTTAATAACTATAATGTGCGTATTCCAGGCACACCACCAACCTATGAGGAACTTACAGAGGAGAACAGTCCTAAGTTTCACAACAGGAAAGCTAGATTAAAAGATCATATAGTTAATTTAAAAGAGCAATGGATAGGTTATCCACATGCTCTTTACTATATGTCTGTCAAAATAGCATGTATTAGAAGACACATGGGGAACCAAGACCCTGCTCTAAAAGGTATAAATCATCCTGAGATTCATACAGATATAAAAGATTTTTACTGGTTGTTATCTAATTGTGGTAATATAATAGTAGAGAATATATATCATGAACACTTAAAATTAAGATGGGTCAACTCTTTATTAGACACAATTATTGATACACATGATAATCCTATTATAAGAATGCAAGCACTCAACCTTGTATGTCTTACAAAGTGCATACCACAATGGCTCAATGCTCCTGGTATGCAAACATTCTTTACAAACGATACATTTCATAATCTCTTTATAAGAATAAAAAAGAACTTGAATGACTCATGGGATGGCAACTATGACCCTACATATATTATGCTACGTCTATTAGATATAATTGAAAAGCATATAATAAATGAGGCAGAATATGAAATATTGATCGTTGATGACAATCAATGGTTCCAACCTTTAAGCCTTTATCCACGTTCTGGTCCTTTAGACTCTTGACCTTAGGTGTCACTGGTCTTATAATTAGTAATATGAAACTAATGGAGAAAGACCTATCATGGCAGCAAAAAAGAAACGAAGTCCGTATTATCTTGCGGAACCTAACTGGGCTGAGTTCAGCCTAGCAGATACAGTAGAGAAGAAAGAAGAGGCTTGGAAGAAGTCTCGATACTTTATTCATGCTGAGATTAATAACAAAGAAACTTACAAGTCTTTTCGTAATTGGATTAAGAAAGGCTCCAAGTGGACAAAGGCGGAACAGAAGATTGTTCTAGGTTGTCCTGACTATTGTTTTCTATCAATAGGAGAATATGCTTGGTTCTGGGAAAAGACAGGTTACATGTTAGAAGGACAGGAGAATTATATTTACGGCAAATATGATTACTTCAAACAAAAGTCTGAGGAAAAGGCAGCAGAAAAAGCACAAGCAGCAGAACAAAGGAAAGCTGTAGTTAAGCCTATTAGACGTGAACTAGAAGTTATGATCAGTGCTGTTGATGAAAGCATTGACAATATAATGGAAGGTAAAAAACATGGCACACCTGTTTCCCTTACGACTTCCTGTAAACTAAACAAAGAAGAGTCTAGTCATGTTTATAATGAATATGCTAATATTCTAGATGAGTTTAAGGAATGCCAACGAGTCCGTAAGATTAAAAATAGATCTGATTGGGACGATCAATTGGTAGAAGGTTACAGTCATGTGAACAAGCCTAACATGGACAAACTTGTCCTATGGTTAGATGAGTTCTTACAAATTATGATTGCACAGCAGCAACGTAAGACACCTATTAGACGTAAGAAGCCACAAGATCCTCGTAAGATAGTAGCACGTTTACGATACTTACAAGCAGATAAGGACTTAAACATAGCATCTGTGAACCCTACAACTATATTAGGTAGCACAGAAGTATGGGTATATGATACTAAACGCCGTAGACTAGGGCTATACATGTCTAAGAACGATGGTGGTTTACATGTTAAAGGCACAAGTATCACAGGTTATGATGAAGGATTGTCATATGAAAAGACATTACGAAAGCCTGAGGAACAGCTCAAAGTAATAATGTCTAAATCTAAAAAGGCAATACATGAAGTGGTTGGTAAGATTCGAGGCAAACAAATGAAAGTTAAGACTCGTATCAATCCTAATATGCTATTGTTAAAGGTTCAGTAATGATTGTCGTTGATTATAACCAAACTGCCATTGGTTCGTTTATGGCAGAGGTAAGAGGCAGGACAGATGTTGAGCCTAACCTAGATTTATTACGACACATGATACTAAATTCTATTCGTTCTTACAAAATGAAATGGGGTGACGAGTTTGGTGATTTAGTTATTGCATGTGATAATAGAAAATATTGGAGACGTCAGGTGTTTCCATATTACAAAGCAGGTAGGAAAGTTACAAGAGAGAAGTCTGGTATGGATTGGAGTTCTATCTTTGAAGCAGTTAATTTAATCAGAGATGAATTAGATGAAGTGTTTCCTTATCCTGTTATTAATGTTGATGGTGCTGAGGCAGATGATGTTATAGGCACATTAGCAGAGTATAGTCAAACAATAGGAGAGCCTGGTCCTTTATTTCAAGATGAGATAACACCAGAGCCTTTCCTAATTGTTAGTGGTGACCATGACTTTAAACAATTACAAAAGTTTTCTAATGTAAAACAATATGCTCCAGCACAAAAGAAATGGGTAAAGATAACCGAACCTGCTGAGGTTGTGTTGAGAGAACATATAATTATAGGAGATAAAGGTGATGGCATACCTAATATGTTATCAGCAGATAATGTATTTGTTAATGGCACACGACAAACTCCCATTCGTAAGGTAAAACTTAACAAATGGAAAAACTTGCCACCAGAAGAATGGGTAACGGGCGAGATGTCGGCTGGTTATGTAAGGAATAGCACACTTGTTGACTTGACCAAAACACCAGAAGACATAAAAGAAACTATTATAAATAGTTACAAGTCCCAGCAGGGACAAGACAGAAGTTTATTATTAAATTATTTTATGAAACACAAAATGAGTAGAATGATAGACGTAATAGACGATTTTTGATAACAAATAAAGGTGATATAATTATGTTTAGATGGTTAAAGAAAATATTTTTTCCTCCTGTTCAGGAAGCACCAGCTTCTGGAGTAAGAGCGAGAGATAAAAAAGGTCGTTACAAAGCTGACGATAAGTCTACACCAAACATTAACGAAGCTTATAAAGATGGCAAAACTCCTCCTAAGAAGAGAGGTCGTCCTAAAGGTTCTAAAAACAAGGTGAAAAAGTAATGGCGAAGTTCAGACAATTAGACGAAGGTTTTAATTGGGTATTCGAGGCTCGTGGTAAGAAAGCCCAGATTGACAGACTAAAGGAACTAGCAGCTGGTAATCAGACTGTCGTTCCTATTGTTAGAATGGGTGTAGGTGCTGAGAAAGTTGATTGGGGATTACCTGAAGGAATGCCTGAATCTACAAAGATTCAAGATGATATTCCAGAAGGTATGGGAGATACAACTATTGCATTAGAATGGAGACGTATAAAACAATTTACAGACCCAAATTCTAATGTTAAGAATCTTCCTTCTTGGAAACAAGAAATGAACTGGATGTCTATATTAGAAGGACTACATCACAATGAAGCTAAGTTAATTACTCATGTTAAAGATCAACAATTACTTAAATTGTATCCTAAACTAGAAGCTATTTTAAAGGACATAGGTATTACAGACTATGCCAAGCCTAAGAAAGGATATAAGTTTTCTGATACTTCAGCCAACATGAAAGAACTGAAGAAGAAAGTTGACTTTACAAGAACAGCAGATTTACGAGAATAATTGGGCATACGAAGACATAAAGAGCGTTCATTTAGAACTATCAACTCTTTGTAACTCGATATGTCCTTGGTGTCCACGTTATCAGAACTTCAGTCCTAATGTTAATCCTAACATAACACAGGGCGCGTGGACATTAGAACGTTTCCAAGATACATTTACTGTTGACTTTATTAAACAAATAAAGATGTGGACTTTTGCTGGTGATTATGGTGACCCATGCACTTGTCCTGAGATACTACAAATTCTAAATTATATTGATATACTCAATCCTGATTGTAGCATACAAATTAATACAAATGCTGGTATGAAACAGCCTGAGTTCTGGAATGATCTAGGTATGTTGTTTACAAAGAACAAGAAAAGATATGTTATATTTTCTGTAGATGGTTTACAAGATACCAATCACATATACAGAAGGAATGTAAAGTGGACAAAGGTTATGTCTGCTATGAGAACATACAGTAACACAGGAGCAACAGGTATATGGGAATATCTAAAGTTCAAACACAATGAGCATCAACAGGACAAAGCAAGACAACTAGCAGAGGAACTAGGCTTTACAATTAGATTTAAGAATCCTAATGGCTTTGAAGAAGACGGCATGATGCCAGCAAGAGATGAGAACTACAATATAGAATATGAAATATATCCAGCAAGTGATGCTGAGATAAGACCTGTAATAGTATCGCCAGCACAAGAGAATCTAATTAATATGATCAACACAGATGCTATTGAATATGATAGTGTCAAAGATAAAATAGAGAGCTTTTACAAAGACAAATCAGCATGTATAAATTGTAGTGCAAAGACATTTGGCATGGGTAATGAAGTTAGAATAAACTATGACGGCACAGTCTGGCCTTGTAGTTTCTTTGGACACCTAAGTCAGAAGTATTTGAAAGATAGAAAGGTATCTGTAGTCCATAAGTGGCAAGCAGATAATATATTCAAGGACGTAAAGAATAATCTCAAGGATAAAACATTAAAGGAGATATTAGATGGCGACCCTTTTAAAGCAGTTAGAGAGTCATGGAAAGATCACAGTATCCTACTCTGTTCAGACTCTTGTAGCCAGGGACAAACCACAATGGAGAAAATATATAATGCCTAAAGCATTGGTAACAGGAGGCAACAGCAAATTTGGAAAGGCTTTTGTAAAAGAGCTGAGTAAGACTCATGATGTTGTAGTCATACCAAGGCGACACTTATTGTCAGAACAAATATACAAATATAAAGGACAATATGATATTATATTATTTAATCATCATTACATGCCAGAGGACTTTAATCAACGGTCATTTCAACATAATAGTTTAATATGTTTAAATTTATTAGAAATAGCGACAGGTAAGAGGGTTGCCTGGATGCTTAGTAAAGGCATAGGTGCTAAAGATATGCCAGAATATGCACCATACTTTGCTTATAAGGCTATGAATTTACATATAATGCGCTATTTAGCACACAAACGAGATGAGATATACTTTGGCATAGATCCTGGACATTTGATAGAAGATCATTACCATATGCCTGCTAAGCAAGTGGTTAAGTTATTTGATAATGTGGTTAGTGGTAAGGTTTATACACTTAATGGTTCTGTATCTGGCCTGTAAGGGTCATAATGTCTGCCCCATTGCCAGCCTTCAGGCTTAGGTTCACTAACAGGAATAGTAGTAGTTACACCATCAGGTGAACAAACCCAACGACGTCTTTCTTTATTCATAGCAGCTTCATGCATCTTTTGTCTTGTTTCTTTTGTATGTCGTCTGCCATACATAGGATTATTCTCTCCTATTCTTGTTCCTCTCATTGTTCTTGATACTTTATCTCTAAAGTCAGGACTTCTACCATTTACAACAGCAGGATGATTGTTACCTAGTTTAGCTTCTCTAATACGTTCTAATCCTTCAGGGCTATGTTTAGCAGTTCTTTTCCTAGCGCTGTCCATGACAACAGGCTGACTCATATATAATGCTCGTTCTCTTATTATCTCTATTTGTGAGGCTCTAAAGATAAGTTCACGAGGTTTAGGCACATCATTTATTTTTGTGTTGTCCACAATATACAGTTCGCCACCGTGATTGAATAAAAAGAATAGTGTTGCTTTCATTATAATACAGGCCTCTTACCAGATGTAGACCAGTCCTTATCATACTCTCTAACTGTTGCAGCTAATAGTTTGGTAAGTCCATGTTGTTTCTCAAATATAGTTCTATAGTATGGTCCTTGATCTGTTTTATCTCCTCTTTTTATACGAATTTGTATTAGGTTCTCACGTTCTCTGCCTGCTATACCTAGTGCGCTTATTTTTAATCCACATAAGTCTTCATCATCTTTTCCTCTTGCCTTAGATAAGAACAACTCGCCTTCTAGTTCCATACCATAGAAACATTGTTCCATGATTGTATCTAGATCATATACAACTACATCATTTTTATATGTATCAATTAGTTCTACGCCTGCCTCTTCTTCCTTTGCTTTCTTACCTTGTGATATATTCTTCCAAAGAGCCTTTTGAAATGCGTCAGCTCCTGCTCTTGTTTTTAATTGCTTTGTTATATCTTCTATCTCATGTTCCCACATCTTAACCATTGCACGCGCAGCATCTTGCTTGTGATCTTTTGTAATTATCTCAGCATCATACATTTTCTCTGTGAACTTAGGCTCATGAGCAAACCAGGTTCTCATTACATTAGCAGTTATCTCCCAGGTTACACCAGACATCTGTCCAAACTGTCCTACGCCACCATACTTTAATGATATTCTTAATATGTCTTTTACATCTTCTCCGTCATGATTACTAGCATCTACTCTAATATCTATCTTTGTTTCATCCTGTGCCTCTTCACCTTCTGCTAATATTCTAACTTCATTATATACTTTGTTAGCATACATGAGCCTAGCAAAATATGCTGGTCCTTTTACAGAGCCATCATTAGGACTACCAGGAGAGGCATTTACATATTTTAAGCCAGCTCCTATGATATCATGTTTAGTAGCTTTTATTTCTTTGAAGCCAGGTATCTTTACTGCTTTACCTTTCCAATGTTCCCATAGTCTAGGATCTTTCATTGCCTTTATGTCTGCTAGTTTTAATCCTAATTTAAGAACAATATCGTCTTTGAAGTTTACACCTAAGTTATCGCCTGTTCCTTTTATTGTCTGACTTACTTTGGTATCTACTTTAGAACCTAATATAAAGCGCTTGAGTGTTGCTTCTGATACTGCCTCACCTCTGTCTTTACCTTTAGCAGTGAACCTAAGAAATATAGCACAAGCATATATACCTTCTGATACACCTCCACGGTTAAATGTAGGGTATTGTTTCTCACTTACACCATCGCCTTCGCCTCTACCATCTTTGATAGCGTCCTTATCTATATCATAAAAACTATAATCCTGTGGCATAATTGTAACACGTGAGCCTGACTTTACTTTATTTAGCTCGCTTGTTAGTTTAGCTGCTGTGGTAGGGAATGCTACATCTACTTCTTTATTAGAAAAGCTAGTGTATGTAAGGGTTGAACCTTTCGTGCTGATAGTCTTTTTGTCTGTCATTAACAGTTTACCAGCCTGTCCGTCTGCTATTATATTAGCAGCATACTTAGGTCCTGAACTGCCTTTTAGTGATGATAGAGTTAGTTTAGCCATACCATTATTTATATGAGTGAATAGAACACTCTGCGCTTATAAATATTCATGCTATTATGATTACACAATTACAAGAAAAAGAAAGACGTGCACTATTTGCTAGATTTGCTAAGATTGCTTACTCAGGACCTAAGTTAGGTAAAGAGCAGGGCAAGAAGTTAGGATTCAACGCAGCGCTCTATATAGATGAGCGAGGAGCACAAACTTACATATTTCATAATAAAACGGATATCGTTATAACATGTAGAGGCACAGAGCCAGGACAATTAAATGATATCTACGCAGACCTAGAGATATTTAAGGCTGATTCTGTATCAGGCAATAAAATACACCAAGGTTTTAAAGAAGAGGTAGATAAGATATATCCTGAAGTCTTAAAAAGACTAGACAAGTATTCTAAAGGACGTAAACTATGGGCATGTGGCCACTCATTAGGTGGTGCCATGGCAACTATATTAGCACAACGATTAGAATACAAGGGTGGATATGATATTGATACTCTCTACACTTATGGTTCACCAAGAGCTGGTGGTCCTAAGTTTAGAGCATGGTGTGATAAACATCTTAATCATAAACGATTTGTAAATAATAATGATGTTGTTCCATGTGTTCCGTCATGGTTCCGATGGAGACATACAGGCAAATGTCTGTATATTAAATCAACAGGAGAAGTCACAGAACTTGGACGTTGGTCCTCAGAGAGGATTAGGGACAAAGGATGGTCATTATTAAGTGCAATATTTAGAGGAAGATTTGATCTGGTAGCGGACCACAATATACAAGATTATATTGATGCACTAGAAAACGATCTCAAACAATAGGAGCAGAAATATGTCAAACATATTAGACTGGATAAAGGCAAGACTCCCAGAAAGAACATCTTGGGACGGCGGACTTATCATAGCTGGTTGTTTAGCTGTTATACTATTTGGTGGATTAGCCAAAATAGCAGCATGGGTAGGACTAGCATATGGTATCTGGACATTAGTCAAGCCTGAGTAGTAATAACGGATGCTGGGCTTTTGGTCCTATTGAGTATTGATTAAAGGTCCAGTATATCCTATAATATAGACATAATAAAACTTCAGGAGACATTATGGGACAATATGATGAACTAGTCCACAAACAGGCAATAAAACTTGCCGCTGAGGCATGGGCTAACCAACCTAAATCTATCCACATTCACAAACTAAAGAGCATGTGGTATGACAACAGGCCACAGGATACAGACAAAACTCATGTAACAGATACACAATACAACGATGGTTCTATTGTGCGAGAACAAGACGGTAAAGTCCTACACATATTCAGAGAAGAACAAGTAAGAGGCGACGCTCTTATAGATAAGTTTAGTAAGGAGAACTAATGGGCAATCACGCACACGCAACACCACATGCATTAGCAGAAAAGATTAAGAGGTTAGATGCCTCTGAAATAGCACAACTAGCACAATTATTAGCAGAAGATCATATGGCTGATAAACTTGTGCCAGCATTTGAAGCTGAGATTCAGGACAGAGATTTCAAACATAAACAGCAGGACTTGACGGAGCTAAATGCTGACGGCAATAGAGAAAGAGGTAGATACGGGGAAGACGGCAGATAGTGAGGAGACTATATTATGCACCCAAACAATGTGGTTAATGTTTCAGGTGGAACTAAAACACAAAGAGAACTTGCATACAAACTTGTAGAACATTGTATTGACGAGTTACTGCCCAGGCATAGGACACTATGGATTGAGGTAGATCTAAAGAAAATACCAGAGAAAGATAAAGTCGTAGGTTACTGTCAAGATGACGGTGAGAATATGTTTACGATTGAAATAGACAAAACACAAAATGCCTATGATTTTATGCTAACCGTGGCACATGAAATGGTTCATGTGAAACAAACTGTAAGGCGACAACTAACAGAACGAAATCTAAAACATTTCTGGTATGGCAAAGAACATAGTGATAGACGGAATGAGCCGTGGGAAATAGAAGCTTGGAAACTACAAAAGCCTCTGACTCACAGTTATATTAAACAAGGAAAAAGGACAATTAGATACATAAAGTCCTTGACAATGGTTACCAAAGAGTGCATAATATAACTATGATAAAAGATAAAATAATATTAACAGATTGTGATGGTGTATGTTTAGATTGGGAGTATGGTTTTCATACTTGGATGCAAGCACATGGACATGAACTAAAGTATAAAGATGTTTATAGTGTTTACAAACAATATGAAATAACAATAGACCAGGCTAAACAACTTGTAAGAACTTTCAACGAGTCAGCAAGTGTAGGCTTTTTACCACCCTTAAGAGACGCACAATATTACATAAAGAAACTAGCTGAAAAGCATGGGTATAGATTTGTAGCAGTAACGAGCTTATCCAACGACCCATCAGCACAAAAGTTAAGAACATGTAATCTTAACAAACTATTTGGTAATGGCACATTTATAGAGTTTCATTACTTAGATTGTGGTGCAGACAAGGATGATATACTAACTGACTTGGCACATAAATACAGAGGAAGTATTTGGGTAGAAGATAAAATAGTTAATGCACAAGTGGGTGCTAAATTAGAATACGACTCAATCATCATGGAGCATGGGCACAACATGAATTATGATGGTAATATACAGGTAGTTAAAAATTGGGAAGAGATTTACAAATATGCCATTAATAAAGAAACCTGATAACAAGTTTACACAGGAAGAGCTAAAGAATTCTAAAAGAATTCAGAAGTCTGCTACTCCTAAATATACTATTGATTGGTATGTAAAATGGATTGCATCTGTATTCATATTGGCAGCGCTGTCCATGAGAGGCCTAGAAGGTTTACAAGTATGGGACTTAGGATTATCTATCATAGGTATCGCCTTATGGTTGTGGGTATCAATAGTATGGAAAGACAGAGCATTGGTTATGCTTAATGGCGTAGGTTTGCTATTCTTACTGAGGAATCTTTTCGTATATCTCACAGGCGGATAAATGAATCATGGCATAATATTAGGTGGGATGCTTGAGCGTGAGGATACCTCTGAAACACGAAACTATCTAACATCACAAGACGAGAAAGATAAACCAGACTATTGGCCTGGTATCAAAAGATCAGCAGGCGGACATCGTATCGCCACATTTTTAAGAGAGAATAATTGGGATATAGAAGTATTAGACTTCTGGCCTACGTGGACAAGAGATGAACTTACAGACTTCTTTGACTCACGAGTTACAAAGGATACAAAATTTGTAGGTATATCTGCTATGTTTCCAGCAGCTGGTTCCAGCATAAAGAATCAAAAACACTTTCAAGAGATGCAGAACAATGTGCATTACTTACGAGATAGATATCCACAACTCACGTGGGTAGCAGGAGCACAAAATTTATCAGCAGTATTAGGATATCCTGTAGATTATTATTTTAGTGGCTTTGCAGAATATGGTTTGTTAGAGTTTTTGAATTGGCTTACAGGAGTTCCAGGAGCTAATCCTAAGATTAAGACACGAAACTATTGGGGAGCAGACAGACAGGTTGTTGAATGTAGAACAGACTTTCCAGCATGGCCAATGGCAAAGGCTCATGTTCATTATGAGGAGCGAGACTTTTTAAGATCTGATGAAGTGCTAACCGTCGAGTTAGGACGTGGGTGTAAGTTTAATTGTAAGTTCTGTTCATTCACAGTATTAGGAGTTAAAGGCGACATGTCTCGATGTGAGGAGAGTCTTTATAACGAATTAAGAGAGAACTATGTGAAATGGGGTATAAAACATTACACAGTAGGCGATGAAACAATTAACGATAGTAAATCTAAACTAGCAAAATGTGCTCGTGCTGTAAAGAGAATAAAAGAGGAGTTTCCTGAATGTGAAATACAACTATCAGGATATGCTAGGGCTGATCTAATGGTTAATTGGGAAGACACTTGGCAAGATTTGTGGGACATGGGCTTATGGTCTATGTTCTATGGTATTGAATCTTTCAATCATCAAGCAGCTAAATTTGTAGGCAAAGGTATGGACCCAGAGAAGATGAAAGACGGCTTACTAAAAGCACAAGACTGGTTCAAGTCTAAAGGTAAGTTTAGAGCCACATTGTCTATGATTATAGGATTGCCACATGAAACTAGGGAGACATTCCTAGAGGGCAGGGATTGGATATTTGAGAACTTCCCTGGTCATGCTTATGGATTTATACCATTGATGATAGCAGATGGCGAGATGTTCAGACTTGCTACTAATCCTAGTATATTTGATAAGACAGTATGGGACGAGGGCAGTCCATTTACACGAGTTACACCTGAAGAAATGAATGTTAATTATGATGAGATTAGACCAGAGCTGAGAGATATTGTAAAGTTTTATATCAATAGTCCTGGTGTAGCAAATTGGCAGCACAGCACGATGAACGTGTTCGAGGCTTGGAAAGTATTTGATGAGGTTGCAGGCGACCCACAACTACCAAGCAAACTAGCTCCTGGTGTGTTCTTTTATCACAGATATTTGACAGGCGGACGATATACTATTGACGACATGACAAAGACATTTGATGAGATAGAACCATTAGGCAAGAAACAAATAGACATGCACTTAGATATTATACAAGAATACAAATACAAAAAGATCAATTGGGAGAGAAAATAATGGGATTGGAATACTTTTTAATTGCAACGATAGTGATGGGCGGTTGTGCCTACACATCATATCGTATAGGATTTAGAGAAGGCTCAGGCTCTATGATAGATTTTGTTAGAAGCAAACGCAACAGAGCAGGATATACCACGATGCATTTCTTTGGAGATCAAATAGAATTTGTAGATCATTTAGATCAAATGGATAAGGTATTAGGCAAGATTGTAGAGCAAATGGAAGACCATGATTCCACAAGAAGAGGCTTAGATGAACTAGACAAATGATTCCAGAAAGATATAACGATACAGAGGTATTACCTACATATTTAGAGACCAGCAATCTCACAATATACAGTCATGGTCCTGCTGGCACTAAAATATTTACAGACTTCTTCAAACAAACAGGCACAGAAACAACATTAGGCTATGTGAAACCAGCACATTGGGCAGGAGTTAGCAAAGCATATACAAACAAGACTCACATTCTAGTATTGAGAGATCCTATAGAACAGCACAGACACGCAGCTTGGTTACACGGAATGTCTATACATGAAGCAGACAGAAAGAGAAATAATATGTTTTATCACACACATTTGGCTCCTCATTTGACGCTAACCAAGTTCGCAGAGTTTGATTTTTACATAGATTTTAATAAGATTGGCAAGTATATATTTGATTACCAGCCACCAGCACAACCTACATTTGACGGCCAGCTCATGGGTCTGGAGGATGAATTGGACGCTTATAATTGGATTAAAGATAACAAAATGGAGCTAAAGGTATCGCAATGGAGAGAGCTAATAATGCGTGGGCAACTAGAGACCATATAAGAAAACCATCTTATACGATAACTATTTACTTAGGCAATAAATATTATTACGATCAGTTATACTCTCTAACGATCAGAGTTTAACGATAAGATTACGGAGTAAGCACGCGGATGGCGATTTGGTATTTAAATTATTTACAAGAACTAGGAGAAAAGATGGCAGATGATGTAACATATCACACATATCAAGGCAATGACGAGTATGGAGCTGGAGGTTCTAATCGTAAGGCCATAGTGAAAAGAAACAAAAAAGGATTCTATGTAATTCTTTCAGAGAACGGGCTGAGAGTAGATAAAATCTCTTGTTATGATAAATCAGAGCAATGGGCTGAGGATGTAGCAGAGAACTATGTATTAGGAATACTTAATCCATAACATGAAAGAAATACTTAAACACATAAGAGCTATATTCACATGTAAGGAAGGAATATACGAGTATCAGAGAGCTTTATTAGAGAGATTAGAGAGTCCAAAGAGAGAAATATACGATAAACACAAAGTAAAGTATAACGACGCTGATAATACATAGAAACGGCAACGCGCAGGGGCTAATCATACACAGATACGCATAGCCCAATCAAATAGTCTACTTTTACACACTTCTACACATAATTACACACATTCTATACTTGAATAGAGTATATAGAAAACCGGGTATTTTACGTGGAGGTAAGTTCGTTGATCACGAAAGTCAAGCCCTTTTGGTGCTATATTTTCTCATAATCTTTCAGGAAAATGCTTGACTTCTGGTTCACAAGAGGGCATAATATACACATAATAAGGAAATAAGATATGAGTCACCCAGTAAACGATATGATAGCAGACCAGGTAATAGACCAGGTAGCATCACTTCAGGACCACCAAGTGAACTCAGAGCTTATGAGACTAGGTGTTCCAGGACAATTTGTAGTCACTGATGAGATGCGAGACCAACTCGCGGACCTCCTCTTTCAGGAAGCTATGGAGAGACCTGGACCACACGGCTAAGAAAGCCACCACTGACCCGCCGGTAGTATTCGTTCCCCGGTGGTTCAGCGCATCTCCACCACCACCCTCCCGTAACCCGCCCTCCACCACTCCACCGCCTAAATATTTGTTTACAAGGGTCATGGGCACCCGTAGGCACCCTCAGGGGCTAGATATTTCTTTACAAGGGGCTTACCCTAGCCTACCAGGGGCAGGGTTCAGATATTTCTTTACAAGGGGCTGA